CTCACTGAAATTCCCTTCACGTTCATAGGCAGCAACAACAATGATGCGAGCATTGATCCGTCACCTCTTTATGGATTGGCGCAGCTTAACTTGGCCCATTTTCGTAATAGTGCGGATTACGAAGACAGCGTTTTCTTCTGCGGGCAAGTGCAACCGTGGATCAGCGGACTAACCGAGCAATGGCGCGACTTCATGCAGAACCCTTATGTGCTCGACTCCAACGGCGAGCGACGCTACACCGGACAGAAGATGTATATCGGCTCACGCAGCCCGATCCTACTGCCGCAAGGCGCACAATTCGGCATCGCACAGGCTGAGCCCAACATGCTCGCGAAAGAAGCGATGGAGCACAAAGAAGCGCAGATGGTTGCAGCCGGTGCGCGCATGATCGAGGCGACGAAGGGCAACAAGACCGCGACAGGTGAAGACAATGATCGAGAGGCGACGACATCGGTGTTGGCCTTGTGTGTGTCGAACGTGTCCGAAGCATATCAGCGGGCCATAGGCTTTTGCGCGATGTTCATGGACATGCCAGAGAAGGCAGAAGGCTATGATGACGCGTTTAAGATACAGCAAGACTTCGTCCGACTACAGGCGAACCCGCAACTCATGGCAGAACTCACGAAGGCATGGCAAAGCGGTCTTCTGGCGAAGAACGATGTGCGCGATTTCTTCCGTCGTCTTGGCCTTATTGCTACTGAGCGCAGTAACGAAGACATCGACAAGGATGTTGAAGAAGAAGAACCGCTCGGGACGATGGGCCTGCCAGCGGTCCCAGGTGCCCCAGGCGTGACGCCACCGGCCCTAGCAGCGGCGGCGGCAGCGTCGGCGGCGAACGGTGCGCCTGCGGCCCCAGGCAAGGCCCCAGCGGTGCCGATCCAGATCAAGCCCCAGGACGAGCGGCGGGCGAAGGCTCGGGCGCGGTAAGCCGTGGCACAGAAGGTTAACACCGCGTTACGTGATGCGCAAATAGATCACGCAGTGGACTTGCGTGCGTACTCTGACAACGTCGTGCGGCGGCTTATCAGCATGCTCAATCGAGCCGATGCGGGCTTGTTCTCTGAGCTTGTGCAGAAGCTCGAATACATGACGCCAGAGCGTTTCACGATCAAGCGATTAGAGGTGATGCTTGAGAGTGTGCGCGTGATGAATCACGAAGCCTTTGCATCGGTCGATGAAGTGTTGCGCGGTGAGATCAAGGGGCTCACTGCTGTTGAATTGCAATTTCAAGAGGGCATGCTCGCGAAGAACATGCCGCCGTCAATCGACATCGCACGCGTCGACATCAATCAGGTGTATGCGGGCGCGATGTCTCGACCGTTCCAGGGTGCATTGCTTTCTGAGTTCATGGCGGATCAGGAAGAGTCGAAGGCGCGGCTGATTCGCAGGACCATCGCAGACGGCTACGTACAGAACCGCACGACAGATCAGATCGTGCGCGACTTGCGCGGCACACGCGAGAACAAGTATCGTGACGGTGTGCTCGAAGGCTCACGGCGTGAGGTCGCAGCGATCACGCGCACGGCACTCTCTCACACCGCACAATTCGCGAAAGATCGTGTGACGAAAGCGAATGAAGACATACTCGGAAACCTGCAATGGCTGTCGACGCTCGACGCACGCACAACGCCAGAGTGTCAGGTGCGAGACAACAAGCTCTACACGCTCGATCACAAGCCGGTCGATCATGAATACCCGTGGGGTGCTGGGCCTGGGCGGCTACACTGGCAATGTCGTTCGACCTATGTCATGCTCACGAAATCATGGAAAGAGTTAGGCGTCGACATCGAAGAGTTCGAACCGGGTGAGCGTGCGAGTATGGACGGCAGCGTGCCTGCGAAGACCGACTATGAGACATGGCTCGGCAATCAATCAGAGAAAAGACAAATACAAGTGCTCGGTGAGAAGCGGGCCAAACTGTTCAACGAAGGGGGCTTGACCTTCGATGAACTCCGCAACGCAAGAGGTGAAGAGGTGACATTGAACGATCTCCGTAAGAAGCATAGCGAAGCGTTCAAAAAAGCCGGTTTGTAGTAGAAGGAGATACATCATGACGATTGGCCTTATCTTTTTAATCGCAGCGCTCGTGCTGTTTGTTGTTGCCGCACTCGGCGTGACGACAGGACGCATCAACCTGATGGCGGCGGGCCTTGCCTGCTGGATGGCGTCGCTGTTGGCATCGCGCAGTATATGAGCGACACACTCGACAAGGCTGTTGCCGATGTTCTCGCTAAGTTGCAGGAGGTCATTCCAGATGAAGACGAATGGAATACGCTGCGGTATGGCGATGGAACAGGGCGACGGTTCGCAAGCATACAAGGCAAGACACGAAAGAACGTGGTGCTTGTCAACGAGTTCGGAGAATTCAGGGTCGTAGGTGTTTTGTCAGGTGGGACTATGCTGTGGCACGAACTCACGAAGCTACTTTGTGGCGTTCACTATCAAGTGTTCGTCATGGAAGACAAATGGTATTTGATCGGCGAACTTGAGCCGGTTATCGAGGAATGATATGGAAATGATGAATCGTGCAATCGAAGATGCGGCGGACTTCAGCGACATGCTGACGAAGCTAGAACAGCGTGCCTCTGATGGTCATCTCGCGAAGACACTGCGCGAACAGGTTGACCAACTCGAAGCGGCGCACGCAAGGCCGGTGAAGCGCCCAGGCGAGAACCGTGTGAAGTATCGCAGTCGTGTCTATGGAGGTTCATGATGCCGCTGAAGAAGTCCACATCGAAGAAGGCATTCACGAAGAACATCAAGAGCGAGATCAAGGCGGGCAAGCCGGTGAAGCAAGCCGTCGCCATTGCCTACGCGGTCAAACGCAAGGCGGCGGCGAAGCGCAAGCGCTAGTCTCGTCATCGTCGCGTCGCCTGCGCACTTCTGTCTTGTGCGCAGCGGCGAGCACTGCGCGTGCGAGCCTGATCTCATAGGCATAATTCGCATCGTCACTGTAAACAGGCAACAGGATGACGATGCGCTTGATTTGATCGTCAGTCATCGAGCTACCATTTCGTACAGTGATGTGGTCTTGTAGCCCATAGCGGCAACTCGCTTGCAAAGTTCGTCGAAGCTTATCTGCCCTAGAGCACATTGCTCTACTAATTCGCCGATCAGTGGGGTCCTTGCCACTAAAATCACCTGAATATCAGCGATGTGGGTGACGACGATGCTCATGTTCGATTGCTCCTGCCAGTGTGGACGAATGCCTTCGCTTGTTCGATCTCTTCGAAGCGGTACACCTGCCATGCTGCGAAGTCTTCGAACGACATGCGCCCGTTGCGTACTGCGTCGTATGCTTGCTTCTCGCCCATACCGACCCAATAGGGACGCTCGGCGATGTTCTTCATCATGCCATCGAAGATGTTGCCTAGCATGTCTTCGGGCCATCCTGCGTAATCAGCCATTGTTCGTCTCCAAGTAAGCGTTAATCGCGTCGCGTAGTTCTGTGAGTCCTGCGCGATCAAGTTGCACCGTCGCGAGCATGTTGCGCTTCACGCCGCCACGTCCGCCGTGCGTGATGCCGCCGTGATGGCGGATTTGCACTGCGCATTGAAATGGTGTGTTGGCGAACACGCGAACGGCGCTCTCTTCGATTTGGAAATGACCGCAGTCTTCGATGGTTGCGCGTCCGGCGACTTTGATGTTTGCGAACTCGCTCATGATGCGTATTTCCTGTGAATGTTGATGACAGCTTGACGAGCGATTGCAGTGATGCGAGCCGGGTCAATGCTCTCGTCCTGATCGGACAGCCATTGCGCCACGGCACCGAGTTCGATGCTGCACAGCACTTGTGCCTGTAGGCTTGCGCGGTGCGGCTTTGCGGCTTCGTCTGCGAGCCCCTCGACCCGTGCAAGGGTCTTGAGGTTCAAGAGCGCATTGACGCGAGATTCGATCTCGGCTTGTTTGGCTTCTTTGCGCAGCAAGCCTGCGTTGAAAGGGATCGACATGATTAGGCGGTGATGAGGTTCATGATGGCGGCGCGAGCTTCGGCGCGACGATCTTCGTAGGCGTGAAGCATCGGATCGTTGAATGCGCGCAGATGCGCGATGTAGCGTGTGCAGCGGGCGACTTCTTTGACGAGCGCAGCATGATCTTCGCGAACCCATTCGGCAGCGAGCTTCGCGCCCGTGTTGCTGTCGGAGACTGCGCGGTCAGCGTACTCGCCGTTGACGTACATGACGACTTCGACGGTGTCGCCACTGAGCGTCTCGAAGACTTGATTGATTTTCGCGGTTTTCATTTGCTGCTTTCTGTGTGAGGCTTGATTATAGCACCGTTATCGAGTAACGGTGCAAAATCTTTTTAGTTGGCGATGATTGCGAGCTTCGCGACGCGGCACTCGCCGACAGGCTTGTATTCAGCCATCTCGCCATCCCAGAACTCATGACGCTCGGCGGCTTCGTTGTCGTACACGAACTTGACGATGTGGCCGGTGAGGTGCGAGCGAATCTCGACTTCTTGCGGCAGCGTGCGCATGCCCAGGTCGCGAAGGCTCGCGGTCAGCAGGCGGGAATTCTTGTTGTAGGCGAATCGGTTGAGGTCAAACATTTTGCGTCTTTCTGTTGGTGAGTCTGAATTATAGCACCGTTATGCGCGGTTATCGCGTAACGGTGCAAATTCTTTTTAGAAGGGCAGATCGTCGAATTCGAGATCAGCAGCGTAGACCGGCGCGGCGCGGCGGGCCTTCGGGAAGAGCGACGCGGGAAGCAGCGGCTCGGCGACGTACCAGCTATCGTATTCATCACCGTCGAGACGCTGATGCTTGCCGTTCACGACGGGACGCATAACGCGATATTCGCAAGCGTCGTCGAGGTCACGCAGGTAAGCGTCAGCGTAATCCTTCGACACAATGCCGGTGTCGCAGCATGCATAACACGTGTAAGGGATGCCG